GACTCCCGATTGCCCGGTTCCATAGGTGAACTCCCGATCCTTATTACGGTAGTAGGGAGGAAGTAGGTCCCAAAGTTTTTCAGCGTGCCGATAGTTGACGGGAAGGAGAGTCTCCATAGACCCGCCAACCACCCAACGTGGCTCGTCGTATGCCCCCTTCAGGTAGAAGAACAGCGTGTAGTAATACCAACGACCCGGACTCAAGTTTCGGTCATAAAGACTCTGAGATTGTGCGATAGGTCGCTGGAACTCATTGTCTGTGGAAGCCGGTTGCGTTTCAAAGTACCGAGGTACGATGCCGCTGTTATCAGGAGATGACACCACCTCCATGTACTTACGGTGAAAGATCTTATCCCCGTCCAATGGGGTGACCGGATACCCAAACGACGAACGTGTGATCGCCACTAGAGGCGTAAGCCCTACTTGAACGTCATCAAGAATCTTTTGATGAACGTCGTTATTGAGGCCCCAAACAATTCGAACCGTGTTGTAGTCCCAAGGTTCCGTATAGAACGTGGTTTTAGCAGTAAGGTCGTCAAGTTCTACGTCGCCAACCGGGTATCGGATATACGCCGGAGACGGGCTATAAGCATTAGCGGTAGCGGTTACCGCTGTGCTCTCCACGTTGGCTGAGACCAACTGATAGGAGAACGTGTCGTCAGTAACTTCCGTGATGATAAACGTACCGTCAAATACGTCATCGATACCGGATACAACTACCTGCCACCCAACTTCAAAATCGTGGTCGCTTGAAGTTGTGAGGATCGCAGTATTGTCAATTAGTTCCTTATTAGTAATAGAAAAGGAAGATGACCGTACTGTATCTCTATCGACTTCGAAGATTGGGTTGTTGATCATGTGTTCACCAAACCACCTGTGGCAGTTACCCATGTGGGTGAGATGCTCGGGTACAGACGAGGCATGTTGTACTCAGGGGTATCAATGTCTTCAACAGTAGAGACACTGCCTACAACTTTGAACTTATCAAGAGTGATGTAGTCGACTCCCTCAACCCCGAGGGCCGCCCGGTAGACGCTTCCGATAGAAATGCGCTTACCGAATGAAACATTGTCATAAGACAGGACTGATTCGACGGCTGACTGGACTGCTGCACGAACGCTCTCTCGGTTGTATAGAGGAAGAACACTAACTGAGATGTCGATATCTACGTCAGTCCACTCAACTGGCTCACCGTAAACAACCGAGCCGATAAGTTTCTTATCGCTTAGGTAAGACTCTAATGAGTTGATAAGCAACTGCATCTCGGGACTAGTAGTCGTTACCGTACCCGAGGCAACTGTTTGAGCCTCAAGGATGTCAGCAGCAGAAGTGTCATACGAGATACCTGCCACCTTCTTCACGGTTCCACCAGTGACAGCCGCACCGGTTACGTCGCTAGCAGTCTTCTTATATGAAACGTCGTACCTAGTGTTGACTGAGTCATATGTGATTCCACTGATGACGTGAGTCCCGTTAAACGTGGCATCAATACCAGCAACTACAATCGGCTGCCCCACGACTAGACCGCTGGCGCTACTAATAGAGATCTCCGCTACGTTAGAAGTAAGAGACTTGTGGATAACTGATACTTCGGGTCCGTCGAAGAATACGTTGGTGATGGCGGCACTGCCGTTCAATCCAGTACCGATATCGGTCATGTATGCAATTTGACCGATACTGAGGTTCAAAGAATCAGCGATCGATACGGTGGCTGTCCCTGAGTTCACATACTTAATACCTACATCGGTAGTTGTGTATCCCTCGGAATCCGCATTAGAGGCAATGCGGACGTACACTGTCGTGTAGTTCTCACCATATGCAGTCGCTTTAGTGATGCCCGGAACCTGAAGGGCGAGATTGACGTAATCCTCAACGGTTACTGCTCGCTGCTTTAGCGCAGCGGCACGAGGAATGGAGTACCGCATGGATTCTACGGACTCTACGTCGGCTCCACCGACTGGTGATGATGTATTGGTTACAGTCACACCGCTTTGTGTAGCGAAGTCGTTGTTGAGCACGTTAATGGTGTTTACGCCAAGGCTGTTGGCAGAGACTCCTACCCCATACCGGTATCCCACGTAGATCTCTACGTTAGTAGGAGGAACTCGTCCCGAGGCGTTGTCACCAAACAGTACGTGGGTAAAGTTTTCGTCATCTACATACGTTGTGTAGACGGACTGCGTGGGGGTTGCTAGAGACATCTTCTCTACCTTTGACCACGGCACTACCTGACCGGCTTCCTTGGTGTATACGGTCACAGTCCTATCGATAACGCCTGAATTGGGAAGTACGAATTCGGCGTTAGGAATGCCTTTACTGACACCGACAAGAGTCGGGCTGACAGTAATACCTTCCGACGCTGCTCCTAGTTTTGAAACTGAGTAAACAGTCGACCCGCTAGATACAGGTGTTCCCTCGGCGGTATCTAGAACCACGTCGAAATTCAGTTCAAAGATAGTTACATTTCCTAATGCATCAGGAGCAGTACTGATAGGTGTGCCGGAAGGAATGATTACAACGCTGCCGGTAGTCAGGACTGCTCCTCCGGCGTAAGTCCAAGTATCTTCATCGGCAGATACGACGTTGTACGTAATGTCTACCGTATTGGTGGCGCTGTTAGATGCGATTGTCTGAACAATAAACTGCCCATCGTAGGGAGTTCCTACGCCGGAGATAGTGACAGTTTGACCAGCGACCATTCGAACGGCATAGGTACCGCTGGAGATGGTCATAGTCACAATGCCGTTGGCAACCGAGGCCGCAGTCACGTCGTAGGTGTATACCGGGATAGTTCCTCCGGGAAGCGAATTCGTATCCCATTGCCAAGAAAATGACAGCGGAACAGCCGCCGCACGTTGGCCCAGTGGTGTATACCCAAACATGTCAGCGATGTACATGACGCTTTGACGCCGTACTGCCGTCCCTAGGAACGCTTCCGAAGAAAGTCGGTCGATGTAATAGTTAGTTACATCTCCCATGTACGCATACAGTTCTAGGAGAAGGGTTCCAAAGTCTCCGGCCTCTCCGACAGTCTGCCAATCAGGCATGATGCCCTTGGCAAGACCGACAAGCATGGATCGGATCGCCTTGTAGTCCCGACTTGTGTAGTCAAGGACAATACGGTTAGTGCTGGCAGATGTGACAGCCGTAGTACTCATCAGGCACCCCCTTGGGTCGTCGCCGTAGTATCAAGGCCAACGGTGACACTTGAGGTAGGCATATAACTAGAAGACTTGTATTTAACATCAATAAGGACCACGTTCGGCTCAGTCTCGGAGACATTCACCGACGCCTCCTTGATGAAGGACCGTGGTACGAACTGAATAAGTCTATCACGGACATAAGAAGCGGTATCCTGTCGCTCCAGCGAGTCTGAGGGATCAAACAGGAATGACTGCACGTCGCATCCCCAGTCAGGGTGCATGACTCTTTCACCAGCGTTTGTCGTTAGAGCATCAATGACCTGATTGCGGACAATCCGATCATAGTTCTCGGTAACTTTAAACGATCCATTTACAATGGAAAGGGGGATGTCAAAGGCTTTCATATCTTAAACCTCACTAGGGTCCTACGAAGGGACCAATGATTTCTATTTTAGGTAATGGAACAAGGTCTGTGAGAATGGGGGTGACAGTCTCCGGCTTCTTCCAATTGGATTCCCATTTCTTAGATACAGGGCTTCCTGTCTCAACCTTCCGTACCGTAGGATTACCCTGTTTCGTATTAGTGAAAAACCACCTAAAGTCAGGGTTTACCTTTCTAGGAGTGTTATTATCTCGGGCCACGGTGATGGCGCTTTGAAAAGAGTTGTTAGTAAGAGAGTGCTCTACTCCACGTACAAACCAAACTCCGTCATAATCGTTTTTACCGCTTGGGTTACCACTCACTTGGACTGCGACATTGATTCCGGGTACTAGACCAGCATTTCCGTTAATTCGGAGTACCGCCTGTTGATTCCAAAAATCGACCCTCCGCTCCCACGCCTCGCTGTAGACCTTTCCCATGTCCCGATCACGGATGGGAGTACTAGTAGACATGCGGTAAGGGTACGTGCCCTTTGGAGCAGTCAATGTGGCAACAGTTCCGTCGAAATATCCGAACGAGGGTTTCATATTGTCCCTAATGTTCAGGGACTGAGTGATCGGGTTGAAGTCCAGTAGTTGGCGAGACGGATCAAGTACATCGCCGGATTTAATGAAGCGTTGGTAGGCTCCGGTCTCTGACACGACTCTAACCGGATTCACCAGCCTGATAATTCCATTATATAAATAAATGGAATAGCCAATGCGTGTGGCTAGTGTTTGAAGAAACTCCCAATCGCTTTCCTCCGTCTGAGACAGTACGGGCCAAACATAAGGATGGTCATCCACCTGACAACCTAGGTTGTGAGCGGTAACTATCTCGGCAAATACTGATGGTGCGGTTCTGTTGACGAAGAACCTAGGTTCTCCTGATTGGAGAGGCCATGTGGTGCCAAAGCATGTGATATCTACAATTGCGTCCTGCTGGTAATCCTGATTCGGATTGATGACGATTACGTAGCCATAGAACGTGCGGCCCGAAACTCTAGGACCATAATCAAATGTAATTGTTTTACCAATGAATTTATCAATCTGCGCCTTAGTCAACTGGGTGGTAATTACCGCAGACTCATGCTTGTTCTCAACATTAGAGATTCGAACCTGCTTGAGTTCGGACGTGCTTAAGTTAAGCAGTTCTCCGTCGACCTCTACATTAGAGACGAGGATCTGCTGAAGGTTATTTAAGGCGGCGTTATTGATAGATACAACCATGGCTACTGCTCAGGAAGATGGATCATATTACCCATGGACAAATCCATGGGATGGCGAATGTGAGGATTGGCGTTGGCGATAATCCACCATTTAGTAGGATCTCGCTGACTCTTGTAGGCCAACAACTGAATGTTGTCAGTTTCCTTCACCATGTACTGCTTGGGTGGAGGAGAGAGGTATGCCGTAGTGAGCAAATACGTCGTATCTCTACTAACAAGGTTAGGAATAGATACGTTCTCAGCGTTGTACTCAATACGTGTCAGTTCATCATAAGTGTGCGCTTCAGCAAACTCATGAGAAGCATTGATGTATCGTGAATCACTGGTGATCATTGCTATTACCTCAAACTCTAAGTCCTAGATTACCGATGGTATCGGCAGCGACATTTCCCGGCCTAATGGCATGGGTATGTAAATTGGGCTTGCCGTAAATAGCCCCGTAACTAAATTCAAGATGGCGAGGTCCACCGCTCCCTACAGTTCTCCACGGAGGTGTTGACTCATATGTCTTGATAATACGTCGTTCAGGTATTACTTCTTTTACAAAAGCGACGTGCATTTCTTTACTGATCAACAGATCTCCGGGCTGTAGATAGTTGGAGAAGAACTCGTCATTGAAAGGTACGAACGTACCTTGACCGGCGATAACTGTACCAAGGCGAAATGCAGCATCAAGAAGAGTGCTTGTACGACCTGACCCGGCAGATTGACCGATTGACTCTAGTGCCCCGATCTTTGTGTACGCCCAAATAACTAGCCCGGAACAATCAAGCCCAGCGTTAGGTCCGGGGTCGTTTGGAATAGGCCGCAACTGATCGTACGGAATAGTTGACTCACCCAATTGTTCAGCCATTGTCAGCGCCCGCATACGTGTAATCCCATTGGCAGGAATACTGATATTACCGATACGACCAAGAGTATTGCTTGCGTTCTGTACCCCGCTACTGGCGTTAAGAATGTTGGCGTCATCGGTAAGCAGTGCTTGTTCTACGTCGCTGTACGTAACCTCATACTGAAGGTTCTCGTCATATGGGATAGTGGCCTCATATGTAGCCGTACTATCAGTACTTGAGAACTCAAAGTCAGATCTGACAGGTCCAAAGTAGAAGACCTTCATAGACAGGCTGATAGTCATACGAATGGGCGTCATTTGATGATCAAACTTTGAGTACGTAACAGACGCCCTGTAGGCACGGCCTTGTACAGACAGTTGCGGGCTAAATACCACGGTGATATTCCGTGGGTTGATCATCATTACGCCACTATCTTGTAACTGAGGAGTGGCGTTACTCCCGTCAGGAACCACGCCTCGGACTACTAGATCAAAGTATTCGTAGTCCATAAGTACGCCACGAGACTTGCCAGCCTCATCAACGTCGGTCCCATTGGCGTTTTCAATCTGACGGTCAAAGAAGAGATCAAAAGAGAAGTCAAGCACACCGGGAGGAGCGACTAGGTTATTTGATCCATAAATAGTATTAAACGGATCAAGGGCGGCCTGCTCAAGATAAGCGACGTAATTACGTTCAATCATTTCAGGGTTGAACATAAAGTACAGGCGGTACCCATCGGTTGGGTCCGAATCATTCTTATTGGAGCGCCGAATGTAGCCTCGTGAAATCTTGGCCGAGCCTCCACCATTTTCTGATGTGACAATAGATGTCAGTCGACCGGCAGCCCCACTATGGAAATTAGGGTTAGACCTCGCCATGGCCGAGTCGTTTAACCGCTCATAAGCGTTACGACGTAGGAGGCTGGAGAAGTTCCTCTCATTCTCTAGAAACGTATCGAACGCAAGATCAGGATTAGTGGTCGCCTGACCTTTTGAGTTCCTAACGACTAGAGTCGGTACAAATTCATTTGTAGTCACATTATTTTCTGTAGTCATCAGGCGTACGCCCCCCGTGCCTGCACGAGCCTACGTGCTTGATCAATGAATTTTAAGTCATATCCCGGATACGTCGGCTGTCCATCAGGCGTTATGTACCAAGGCTTGAAGTAGGTACCGCCCTTGGATTGCTCAACAAACTTTTGCATAGCGTATGCCGGTGTCATCAATTGCTCTTTAGTACCCAAAGAGTTTCCATAAGCACCGGGATGCATGTTGAATTGAAATAGCCCATAACTTAGATCAAGGCCGCTCGTATTAGCACTGCCTGAATTGAATCTAGACTCTCGGTAAGCGATAGCGATTGCAATGGCTGCGGCTTCCCCACGAAGACCCGACCCCACTACTAGGTCAGCCATTTGATCTTCTGTGAGTTGGATACCTTGGGTATTGAATACCGCAGCGTTTGGCCCCGTGCTAAGAGCCGGGTTCTGAACATATGGGGCGGGAAACCCTGACTCCGTAGTCGTTGAGGG